AAATAGAGGTTTTGATCCTAGAAGTAGAAATTTAAGAAAGAACGTACAAAAGGCATATGAGAACTTTAATGTGCCTAGTGAAAAAAATAGAGTTAAAAAAATAAAAAGTGAAGAATACTTTAATGTTACACCAGAGTTGGAACGTTGGAGAAAGGTAAGACAAGGAGCATTTAAATAATATGAAATTGACATACGGAAATCAAACAGTAGAGTTTTGGACAAATATAAAAGAACAAATAGATAAATCACCACATAAAGAACAAGCATTAAAAGATGTTGACTTTGATGATGACTTCTTACCTAAACAAGTTGTAGTATCATTATCTGGTGGTTGTGATTCATCATCAGCAACATACTTAACATTAAAACACTTTCCACAAATAGAGATATTTCCTTTTATGTGTAATGACGTAAACGCACCGAAAGACGCTGGTGCAGCTGAAGAAATAGTTAAGTTATTACAAAAGAAATTTCCTAATGGTAAGTTAAACGATATTACTATAAAAGATTTTAACGATAGAGAAGTAGGTGGTTACTGGCCTCAAGCAAAAGAATTGAAAGCTTCCAATCCTGAATTGTATGGTAATATGTCAATAGTAGCGATGGCAAAGATTATACAATTAGATAAATTAATACCTGACTTTATGAGTCAATTTAAAGGACCTATAAGACTAGATGGTATGACAGCAAACCCACCTGTTAAGGTACGTATGGCCTTTGGTGATTATGTAAAACATAGATTTCCATATTATAACTTTACAGATAAAGATATTGAAAGAGTACAAGGAGAAACTAGACGTGATAGTCCAAATAAAGCTAACATAACATATAACGTATATCAACCTTGGATAAATGTAAATAAGAGATTTGTTGCTGGTGTATTTAAAGAAGAAAATCTAATGAAAGATTTATTCCCTATTACACGTTCTTGTGTAGGTGGTAAAAATGAAACAAGAGATTTTAATGCTTGGTGTTGGAAGTGTTTCTGGTGTTATGAGAAAGCGTGGGCGTTTAATCTACCGAGTACCCATAATGCTTAAACTCATTTTCAAAGACTTGATTAAACTTACTTTTCATCTTATCTAATTCATCTTTACTAAAATAGGTTTCATACTTAATTGGGAAAGGTATTATCTTTTCCTCCATAACAAAGGTTTTCTTTCTATCATCTGGTACAAACCAATCTGTTAGTAACTCCTCATTTAAATCCTCTAACCATAAGTTACGTACATTATGAATACTGTATTTACCTTTTGTATAATAAGTAACTATATCTTCCTCATAATAACGAACTTGATGTATAAAGTTTTCAAACCATTTTGGGTTATGTACAAATTTAGCACCAACCATTTCTATTGCTGATTTTACTATTTCTACGTTTTGAGTACCTACAACATTATGCCAAGGTTGTATAGCATTCCAATCAACTCTATCGGTGGTAGACTTTAGATAAGTCCTTCTAATAGTTTGATGAAATATGAAACTTAAATATTGTCGCCAAATGTTTTTTCTTCTTAATAATACTATTTGGTAACCATCATAAAATTCTTTAAACCAATCAAAAACTGTTGAATATTTAGGCCTTGATAATATATTAATATCATTCCATAGATGGTCACCATGGTATATGGTAAAGATATCAGCATTAAGATGATTACGTGTATATTCAAAATATTCAATCATCTCTCCTGTTGGTTTGTCATTATCTTCATAGTGTGCCATCAGCTCACTAGTACCTGGTAATATTACACCATGTGATTTAAAAGCTTCTCTTATATAAGAACCAACCCAATGAGAACCACAACGTGGCATGGATATTAATATAGGTGTTTTTGTTTTATCTATCATATTAAAGTATCGTGGTAATAACCTAAACTTATAGCAATCAATATTACTAATATCCAAAAGTATATAAACAGTTTAATCATATTACTATTTATCCGCACAGTTAACATCAAAGTATTCGCACAGATAAGCGAAAATTTTTTAAGAAAAGGTACCATATATCATATGGCCTATTACATATAATATATAACATAATAATACATAACCAATTAATCTTTCAAACCAATTAAACATCAGCAATATCTCTTAATTCGTCCTTTAAACTAAATGATTCACCACAACCACAACCTGATTTACTTTGTGGATTAGTAATAGCAAACTCCGACTTAAACGTATCAGTAACCCAATCAATAGAAGACCCTTTTAACATATAGTCTATTTCTAATGATACCAATAATATATTACCTAACAAAGCGTCTGTATCTTCCCTTTCGCTTGTAGTAGACCAAGCATATTCAAAGCCTGCACAACCACCACCCTTAATGTCTAATCTCACATAACGAGTATTATCTTTACTTGCTATGTTAGTTAATTGTTTGATTGCGTTTTGCGTTAACTCTATCATTATATCTCCTATGTAATTGTGTTAGCTCTAGCACTTTCTCTGGGACTCAACATAACTATGTATAATATGTAAGTTCCTCACTAAAAGTCCTTTTCTAGTTTAACACCTGGGTTATCTCTACATTCCTCTAATGCGGCCTGTACGTCAGGTTCTTCTATATTAGTTATATCACAATTAAACCCTACTTGAACACAGCCACTTAATAGAACGAAAAAAGCCACGAGAAAAAATTTTATATATGGGACCGAAAAAGCCTGCTTCGTTATATTCATATGTTACTTACTACTTTTATAGATTAACAAACCCAGCCAGTCTTAATAGTGCTCCTACGTCTAGTTATGGTCAATAGGTGAGCCATATGTGTGGTACTCATTTTGGGCTGTACGTGTTGTTGTACTTGTTGAGGTTTCTAATATCTTACCAGCCACCAGCTTATACGTACCACCTACTCTTACATTCATATTGTTATTAGCGAACATATTGATATTACCATCTAAAGCGGCCATATTGATATCACCCTTATCTACCTGTATATTAACATTGGCGTTAGGCCCTATCTGTATATCGTAATTGTTATCAGCCTTACCATCTGCATTGATTATTATCTTATGGCGGCCACCAATGGTTAAGTCAGCGCTGCCCTTAATGTAGACCTTACTGTCCTTCTCGGTTATCGTGTGGGTTGAATCCTTGTTTACTTCGTTCTTTGTCCCTGCGGCCGTGATTTCTGTTTCCGTACCACTATGATGGTATTGTAATATTCTTTCTTTGTCAGGCGTATCGTCAAATTCTAATATGTGGCCTGATTCGGATTCAAATACGTGATTGTATGGATATTTGGCCTCATACGTATTGGCAGGTAGGGACCATACGTCTCCTTCGGATTGCCCTATATCAACCACTCCATCATCATATAAAGTACTAGGGAGTATATTGGCGGAAGGGATATTTGTATAAGAGGCCGCTCTAAATGTTTTACGTGCTTCTAATGTGATTGACTGCGTATCTGCGTCATTCCGTGCTAATCTGTTTACGTCTGACTCGCCTGCGTATTTAGGATAGGCCCCATTTGGATCAGAGAAGCCAAGGCCCTCGGCCATATTCTGCGAGCCTGTAGTAAGGGGTTTGCCAGGCAAACTCCCAAGTATTACTGCGTCTTGTTTTGTTTCTGCGTCCCGAAAGAAGCCAATCACCCACGAGCCTTCAAGCAGGCCAAGGGGAGTTTGCCCAATGCCCGATATGCCAGATGAAGTAATAGGTAATAGAGGATGGGCCCAAGGCAAGTCTGCTGTGGGTAAGGCCTCTTTGTTTTCTGTGTGATAGCCTAACGCTCTTACTCTAACTCGGCCAAGTTTAAGCGGGTCTTGTCTATCCTCAACGACACCTGCAAACCAGATGAAGCCATCTCTTCCCATAAATTCTGTTATAACCATAAGAAATTCCCATAAAGAGCCGTATTTAAACCACTCAAGCTATTATATTTATCCGTATTTTTAATACCTGCGTACGAGCCGCGGTGCGTAGCACTTATTAGAGGCCACCTTTGATTACCTCTTTGTTTCATTGATATATTGTGATATATTTCTTTCATTTTATTCAAATTGTCTTTGATCCATATGGATGCTGTAAAATAGTTCTCTCTTACATTGTTTGTAGCATTCTCTAATGTGGCCTCTCTTGTGGCCATACCCTTATGGAAATTTTTTTCTAACTCGCAATAAACTCTGAGCTTTCTCAATGTTTTGTTCATTTAGAAGAATCCTTTAAAGAAAGACTTTGCTTTACCTAGATTTTGTTTAAATGCCACCATTGAGGATTGAACAAAGCTATTGATATTCCCTTGCATTGTGCCTCTCATTGATGGTGGTATATTGTTGACGTTAGATAGATTGATACCACCTAATGCTAACTTGGCCTTTTCTGCGATTTTCTCTATTACTGTCTTTCTGTTTAATATCTCATTGTTGATTTTCGCAAGATGTTTATGTATCTGTACTCTATTGGAAGTACTGTTTAGGACGTTATTAACCGCCTTATTAGCGGCATCCTTGACGTTTAAGTCTGTACTGTTGATATCCACACCTAAATGTTTAGCAATGTCTTCTACCGTTGAAATTTGAGGGGATGGGAGGTTAATGTTCTTATTCTTTATAGGCACTAGAGTTGATATATCAATACCCGATCCTATTACATCTACAGGTTTTGACCTGAAATGTGCATTTGCCTTAAAGGTATCAGCGTTAGGTAAATCAGTCGCAAATACATTCCTTACTACTGTACAAGCAGTTGTATGTTTCTGTTCTATCATATCTATTTGGTGGTGTAATTTTGAGATAAGATAACGACCTGTTAATAACTGGTCAATTACATCATATCTTTTAACCTTACCATCATTGGATTGAGCACTGGCATTATATGCTGGCACTTCACACCATACTAGGTCACCCACGTTGTATGTGAAATTACCTGGTACATCTATATTCATTGAAAAGTAATCACGTAATGCTTCTGATAGATTTTGTTTCTGGTCTAATCTAGGATCTTCGTGTATCCCATTATCGTTCAAGGTATGGTTAGATTTTGTTTCAGGTGTTACAAATACACGAGCAAAATAGTCGTCCATATATTTACGATCAGCAGCATCCGTTGCCTTTGATAGTTTTGATTGGTGTAATCTGTTAATTTGGTGATGACTAGTTGAGCCATATGATTTATCATCTACTGTATAATCATCATCAAAATCAGCAGGGCCAGGTGGCATAATACCTTGGTATATGTTCATTTGTGAAGGCGAACCATCTGGTGCGTCTATGTGTAGTGCCTGTTCATAATAGCTTGTATATGACATTTTAGTTTTTTCAAATTTCTTGTCAATTAGGTTATGCTTATACATCACACTTCCAAACATACCACGTCTTGTGTTTGTTAGTGTATTGTATGAGTCGTTAAATGAAAATGAATATGGTTTAACAATTGGTGATTCAGTTTGAGTATCACTTGGCCCGAAACTAGGATTAAATGCTGATAATAAATCAAAATAAGCAACAAACGGTCTATTGTCTTGGTTGTTAGCACTCTCTCTATATAAACTCTCCAAACACCTGAAGTGAAAACCTCTATTGTTTTCATAAAACATATAGTGTGGTGTTTTGAAATTAATTGGTTCTGCCAATTTAGCCAATTGATTTATAGCCATTCTTGGTCTTACGTTAGGGAATGTATATTTGTATGTGCCTATTGTCGGGTCAATAAACAGGTCTTTCTTACTGTTCAATAGTTCTTTGTCCCCTTTGACAATATTATTAACCATGTCAGCATATGAACCAGAAAGGGATTTGGATACTCTTGTTCGCTCATTTCTAGTTGATTCTATTGATGTGAAAAATAGGGCAACAGCCTGTACGTTTTGTGTTGTCTTTACTGACCTCTTTTCATATACTTGGAATCTGTGATTGGTAGCATTCAATTCTTCATCACCACCTGCGTCTATAGGAGTTCTAAACTTAAACTCTAAAAACTCATTACCAACAATGGGTAATTTGTTTGTGGCACCAACACTATCAAAGAACATAAGGTTGCCTGATATAAATGCCTTATCTAAATCTTGGTATATATTTACAAGAGCGGTCAGGCCTCCTATTTCAAGTTCAGAACCACCATAACTGTATAGGACTATATCTCCTGCTCTGTAATCACCAGGATGTCTGTAAAAGAAATCATCATATTTTGGAGTGCCTTCGGCCATGTTATCCTCCTATCAATGTTTTAAATTCGTCTGTTATTAAATCTAAAAATTCGGGTTTAATTAATCTAATTCTACCCTTTTTGTGTTGTAGTTGTCGTTCATATTCTGAATTGGTAATAGTAGTGGCACCTGCTGTTGTACTAGGTACTTGTATTATATGTGAATCATCTATTGAGGTTGTTGCACCACTAGTTTGTGCTATTTCATAATGATGAGCACCATTAGGGTCAGCATACTTGTCATTGATATAAGTTTCCAATTGATGAGTTGTTAAAGGCCAGTCATAAAATCTGTCCTTAATATTATTAAATATTAATATCACCCAATAGTAACTGTCATCACCATAGACTTGCTCCGCTACTGATTCAGGTGAATCTTCACCACCTATTTCATACATATCAAATACAGCTGCAATCTCTTTTAATCCTGCCTTCATTTGTACTCGTCTTAACAGATTGGTAACAAGTTTAGGATTACCATTACCTACAGCGTCATAGTATATTTTAGGAAAGTGACTGAAATAATTAGGCATTATTGTGGTACCTGCGGTGGTCTTTCTGAAGCACTATCTCTCAATTGGTTGTATCTAGCTCTTTCCATTAGTTCTAGTTCTTTAAATGATATAGTTGCGTCTATTGAAACTGGATCACCAGAAGCGTGGGTTGAAAACTTATCACTTCCATAATCTATCTCAACACCTGTACAAGCACACAATCCTATTTGGTCAATGTATGGATTAATGTGCATTCCTTTCATAAATCTAATTACAAATTCGTGTGGTACTTGATAAGCTGCTATAGAAGCACTTTTACCAACCTTTTCAGGTAACATAGCTTCTTTTATTTCGTGTAATAAGTTATTTACAACATCGGATTCTTGTTTACTTCTAGGTGTAAATTTAAATGTAAAACTAAATGTTCGGTAATCTATACCATTAAATATCATTTCTGTCATAGCTGCTGGTGCCATACCTGTTCTACGTTGTATAACTGCATTAATTCCAGCCGCTAAACCACCAGAAGCAAATGATGATACTCCTGATAAGGCCTTTGCTCCTTGCATTGCTACCGCTTTCATATCTGCACCTAAATCAAGCCCTCCTTCAGAAATTGTTTCTTTTAATTTTGAAAATAAACCTAAACCCAATCCTATTTCTTCAGCGCCATAATCTGCTTGAAGATTAAATTTAAGTGTTTGTGGCATATAAATTGCGATTGAGCTTCTAATTGTTCTATGACTTCCTGTACCTGTAGATAATCCACCCCATACATTGTCATGGCCGCCTTCACCAAAAAATCTATTTGCACCATACACAACCTTGTTTAGATTGTCGGCTCTTTTTGTTATGCCTTGATTAGAAACTGCACCTGTTTCACCTTTTTTCTTCTCACGTTCTATAATATCAAATAAAATATAATGCTCTTGGTCTTTATGATCCAGTGGATAAACATATACACTATCACTAGACTTACGGTGTCTAACCGATGAATAATCTGCATTGGTAGGATTATAGTTAATAATACCCTTTGCTGCTGAAGCGATTGTCTTATAATTTCCTGAAGGTAAAACAGCGCCTCTTAATACAGACGATGGTTTATTCAGTCCATTGATTATATTTTTAATTACTTTGAAAGGTTGAAATGCCATATTATTATTTATCTATCTTAATGAATCTCCTGTATTACTTTATTACTAGGGTTGTTGTCAGTTGTCCCTACTGTTATTGAACCGTGATCGTGTTTGATGTTGGAGTTGTCAATGTGAGTAACATTGTTTTGCGTTCTATGAGCAGGATGATTAATTCCAGTTGCAAGTGTTACCTTATCAATGTTATCTATTTTTAATTCATTTACTTTACGTAATTTGGCCATCGGGTGACCAGAACCTGGTTTAGCAGTATCACTTTGAAATTTATGTGGTTCTTTTTTAAACCAATCTTGTTCACCAGCCAGTTTCTTTCCTAAAGCAAATTTTTCTTCACTAACGAAACCAAATGTAAGACCGTCTATGAAACCAGAAACTGCACTTGCTACTTTATCTCCAGTATCTAAATCACCTTCATCTTTGCCTAATGTCTCGGCTGCGTTCATCCAACCTTTAGCACCATCCCATGCTCCCATCAAAACTGCGGCTGGCCACAACAATCTACCAGCGCCTCTAACTGCGTTTTTACCATACTTGGCTGCTGTCTGTAAACCTGATTTATTTGCTTTCGCATTTAGTTTTGCGTTGGAACTTCCTGTAGTAACTGCAGGAACACTAGATACTGCCCTAACATTGGATTTTGCTAAATTCGCTCTGTTGCTTTTTGAAACAACTTTGGTTTTAGTTTTTGTTTTCTTCTCATTGGCCTGATTGACCATTGCTCTGTTAGTTTTACTTTTTGTTTTATTCTTTCCACCATCATTTTTAACAGGTAAACCAAGTGCTTTCCTTATAGTATTGCCTAGATTACCAAACTTGTCTATTAAGTTCTTACCCATAAGGGCTGTAGCTGTAGCAATTGCACCACCTACTCCTAAAGCAGTAACAATTTTACTTAATAAACCGCCACTCTTTTTTGTTTGTTTACCTAATAATTGATTTGTTAATTCACTTTCTTCAAGTATTCTTTCTAATAAACCAGATGATGTATCAAATTGTTTATCTGATTCTCGTTCTTCTTCGACTCTATCTTCACTATCACCACCCATTGCACCACCCATACCTAATATACTTGCTGCTGCTCCCTTAGCAGCTAAATCTTTTCTACCACCTGACTCATTTGGCGCTGGTTTTGGTGCACCTAAATCACCTTGAGCAAATCCTCCTGCACCTCCAGATTTGAAATCAGCCTTTTGTTCTTTTCTACGTAACTGTCTTTTCATCCCCAAAGCTTTTGATTCAGCTCTTTCTTCGGATTCAATTGCTCTTTCTATTTTCTTACCGAGTATTGGTATTCTTGTCATACCAAATCGTTTTGCTAATTTAAGTGGTTTTAATTCCTTTTTGAAATCTCTAAATGATAATGACAATTTAGTTGAGAGACCTAACACCTTTCTTAATTGTTCATTTGTTTTACCTACAGTTTCTTTTATGTAAACAATTTCTTCATCATTTATTATACCTTTTTTATGTAAACCTTCATACTCTTTAATTGTCTTTTCTGTAGTTTTTTGTTGTGTTTTGGCGTCATCAAAGTCCATACCTTTTAATTGGTCAAGGTCACCAACAGTATAATCAATTACAAAATTAATTATATCCTGTCTGATATTAGCCTTGTTAAGCTTCATCTGATTCTGATACCCAGCAGAAGCCTCTAACTGTTGCTGGTACTCTTGTAATGAATCAGATATGGCAAACTTCGGATCAGACTCGTCCTTCTTTTGTCTTTTAAGAATCTTATTAAAATCCTCTGCCTTACCTTGCTTAAATAGTTGTGATTTGATAGCGACCATTTAGTTTAACCTATACTTGTATCTCTATTTTTTGATGATTGTACTTTTGATGATTTGCCGTTTACATATAACCCAAACCAAGCAGCACCAGCACCAACAACTACTGATACAAAACCAGCCTGTGCATTGTTAGGTTCAGGTAGTGCCATAAACCATTGCATTGTGTTATAAAATACAATACCATATAATATCATCATAATTCTAGGTACTGTTCTCCAGTTAGATAAAAATTGTGGAAGTTCTTCTTTTAAAAACCACCACACCCATTTTATTGTATCTACTGCGTCCTTTTTTTGTTCTTCAAACATTTTAATTATCCCCTTTGTTTTTCTCTTATCTTTTCGTTTTCTTCTCTAATATGTTGTATTAATAAGTCCACATATATCTCCCTCTCATACGGTAGCATTCCTTCTAAATCTTTTAAAGAGTATTTATGGTATTGCATTAAAGCAAAATTTGTTCTATAAAAACTCTCTAGGCTCTCGTGTAAGAGGGTAACTGAAAAAAATCAGCCGCACCTTGTAATAACATTTCATGCTCAACACCTGATTTAGGATTCTTGTACTTAATCGTATGAGATATAACTGGCAACTGTTCAAAATATCCTCTTATCTTTTCATATTGAGGCATTGTTAAATTATCAACAAACTGGTCTAATTCTTTTGACTCAATATCCTTAACTTCAAATATTTCTTCGCCGTTATAAATCTGTGCAATACATTCCTTAACCATATTAACTGTTAAATCTAATATGGTCTTTTTATTGGCCACTTCTAAAACAGTTGGTGTTCTCATAATCACACCATAAGTATCGGAAAACTTTATATTATTTTCCACTTTCTTATTAAAATCTGGTTTAACCTTGTCAATGTTAAAACTGTAATCAACCACTTGACTTTCATCATCTGGACATTTCAGTTGTAAATCTATAACCTCACCGATTGATTTTGATCTTATGTTTAACCATAACCATTCAAAATCCCAAACTGGTAGTTTTGTAACATCAACCTCTTTGGTGACCATACAAGCCTGTACAATTTGTATCAATGCGTTAATCATTTCTGTTTCTACGTTATTCTCAACCGCCATTAGTAAAATCTTTTCTTCTTTTACTAAAAATGGTCTAAATCTCACCTTTACATTATTTGATAACGTCAAATCATATTCTGGTGTATTCATTATTGGTATCATTATTTAACTCCTTTAATATTAATATATTATATCTCGTATTATTTTAGGGTCTGGTAACCCTTTAGGAAATACTCTTCCACCTGTGACTCTGCCAATTGGCAAATTTCTTTTTATCTTCTCGTAAACTTGTCTACCTATTCTACCTACTTCACTACCTAAACCAAATGGTAGATTGTCTAAAAGACTAGCCTGTATCGCTGTAGTATTGGTTCTGTATTCGTGTCTATTTCTTTTCTTTTCTCTATTCATTGGTGCGGATCTATCTGCCAAATAGTTCCATGCTGAAGTAGCAAAGTTTCTGTATGTAAAAGTTACACTTGTTTTAACTATTGAGTTGGTAGCGTCATAAGACAATGGTGTAGCAGCAATAGTTTTAGGCCATACTTCATACATTTGAACCTGATAAGATGAGAAACCTGAATCATCACCTAAACTTTTTCTAATTGCTTGTTTATCTTCAGCAGGATTACCAGTTGGTTCAAAATTAGCTAAAGCTGCTGTAAATGTTTTTGTTAATGGTGTAATAGTAATGGTACAAGGGGCTGCATAGTCATCATAGTATCCTACGTTATGACTAATAGGATCAACTATGGCATTTTGCCATGCCTCAAAATATAATCTTTCATCATAGTTTGCACTCGTATAAAACTCCAATGTTACTTCTTCATATTGAACATTCTTTGCGTGAGCTCTTTTAGGACCATAGTATGTTTCGTTTACATCATCTGTAATTGTTCTGGATGGTAAACTTACATTTGAGCAAAATAAGTCCATTCTTAAATGTAGATTCTTTTTAATTGCATTAGCCAATTGAGCACTCTTGTCCATACGAACATCTTGTTTTTTAGCTTCGTGGTCTGGATACAATGAAATACCACGTGTTAATCTAATTGGTGGTCCATCAATTGTACATAGGAATTGAGTAGGTCTTGCAAACCCACCTGCCTGTGTCATACCTGATCTGAATATATTATAAACTGAATTGTGATTAGTTGATACGTTGTTGTATGATATTCTTTGGTTAATTTCTTTAACACCAAAATGTTCTTTTGATGGTGGTATACCAAGTCTGATATCCAAATCTCCTATTCTTTTACCTACACTTATAATTGACATTAAATAAATCTCCTACTATCTGAATAAACTTGTCCCACACTTGCCTTCTTAAATCTTTGTACAGGCAACATTATTGCTATTGCAGCCTCGTCAGCATTCACTCTCAAAAATCCTGTCTGTACGTGTGAGTACAAATACTTTTTAATTGTTGGTTTAACCAGTCTTATTCCCTTTACATCATCATAAGCAACTTCAAATCTTGTGTTCTTATTAAATCTTTTATCAGACGCTGTTGCTTGCATTTTCTCTAACAATTTAAATCTTAATAACGGTGGCAAATAGTGAAAGTTCATACCCATAAAACCACCTGATATAGGCTCTAATGGCAACACTAAAGGAAATATGTCATAGTAAGGTAAGATTTTTCTTAATTTAGGATTATACCCAAATAAGTTCAGTCTTCCCACACTAGGTCTTCCGTTAAGTTTGCCTGCTCTAAACAATTGTCTAGCAGTAGTACCACTTGCGATCTTGTTTACTTGTTGTCTATACCAAGTAGCAGACCTATCAGTATTCCCTGCATTTAGTTTAATTGTATCAAATACACTTGCCATAGTACTATTTATGTTGATAATAAATAGATTTATGAAGAAATTGAAGAATATAGATAAACGTCCCTATACAGGTATATACAAACCATTGAACATAAAGAAGTACAAAGGTAATGTTAACAACATTATTTATAGGTCTAGTTGGGAGAAACGTTTTATGATATATTGTGATAAAAACCCTAATGTAGTGGAATGGGGTAGTGAAGAAATCATTATATGGTATCGTTCAATTGACAATAGACCACATAGATATTATCCTGACTTCTATATGAAAGTTAGATTAGCAGACAAATCGCTTAAGAAGTTTGTTGTTGAAATCAAGCCTAAAAAACAGACACGCAAACCTAAAAAACCTCAACGTCAAAGTAGGGTTTATAAAAATGCTGTATTAACTTATGAGAGAAATATGAGGAAGTGGTCAACAGCCCACGCTTGGTGTGAAAAAAGAGATATGAATTTTATTATTCTAACCGAAGATCATCTTAAAACGTTTTAAAATCTTTTAATATTTGTAGTAAATCTATATCGGCCATTCGGTTGATGTATTCAAAGGCACTATCTTGTGTGTATGATTTACCACGTTTATTGTAATAGTCTATAATTTGTTTTTGAGCATTCAATGAGCGCTCTAGTTCGGGCATAAAAAATGTTAATCTGATAGGCGTGTATCCTCTTTCAATTAGCAAGTCTACCTTTCTATACTCCTTATTCTTATGGTCGCCATCTGTGCCTGCGTCCCGCCATTTGATTTCATATGCTAATTTCTTATCGTGGTTTATAACATCAATCTCAAATCTATTAGGGTGTTGACCAGGGTTGTCAATGTATTCGCTTTGACCACCTTCAACGTCTTGTATAATAAATTTAACTACTGTATCAAATATTCTTCCTGCGTTTGTGCTTAATATTCTTGCTCTATTGTGATATTTCTCCATTAGTTCTATCTCTTTTTTATCGTAAAAGAGTTCATAAACTAAATGGTGTTCGTTTGTAAAAGTATCCATTCTGTTTTGTGTATCGTCAATGTTAGTCATAATCTTATTATGATAATCATTAATGATTTTATGGATATTGCTTTTGAAATAGTCTTTGGGTTTATCTATTTTTATAGGTAACATATTAGAGAAGTATTATGGGTGGCCCGAAGGCCACCCAATTGAGAAAGTGAGAGAGATAGATTAGGAATCGTCCTCAGCTAGTTTACTAAAATACGACAGATCATCTCCATCGTTGGACGTTTCCACTTTCTCTACCGATCCGTTAGATGACTTTGGTATGTCATTACTGACAGGTGGGAGGTCAATGTCTTCCACAGACTCGGTACTTCTTTGTCCAGTAAGTGTCTTATTCAGTTTCTCTTTGAGTTCCTCATAAGATTTAAAATTACTAGGATCAACGAAGGGCTTTAGAGCGTGTTGAGATTTCCATACTTTATCAATCTCATCATCAGTAGGTTTTAATCTACTAACTGGCTCAAATTCGGATTTATCATAATTCCAATAGCCGTCAACTTTTCTGATTTTTAGTTTAAAGTTTGCACCTTCCCAAAAATCAAATGGGTTAACTGCTTTTTCATCTTCAAACGCTGGGTTCATTGCTTCAGTAATCTTATCAAAAATCTTTTTACCAAATTTGTATAAGAATATCTTACCATCATTTTCAGGATGTTTAGGATCACTCACTACAAAGATATTAGAATAGTATTGTAACTTTCTTTTTCTCTTTCTAGCAATTTCTTTATCGGCTTCTATGCCTGTATTCCACAACCTTGTGTTTTCTTCACTAACAGGATCCTTTTTGTTTAATGTTGTTAATGAGTTCTCAATGTACCATTGGCCACCTGGTCCTTGAAACGCATGGTGCCAGACTCTTTGCCATGGCATATCTTCACCTTCTATTGCAGGTAAAAATCTGATTACAGCGTAACCATTACCTGACTTATCTAGTTCAGGTTTCCATAACCTATCGTCTTGGTATTTGTTCTTCTTCTCTGGTTGGTCTATTGTTTTTTCTAACTGTTTTGTTAGAGAGTCAAAATTGGACTTTGACTTCTTTAGGGCTTCTAATGCACTTGACATTGTATTTTCTCCTTGTATATATTGTTGTACGTATTAATTGTATTAGTGTAAGTATAGTATTATTTATACTTCTTTTCATACTATTAAACCATTATTATTATAATATCACCATTTACTCATTTTGTCAAGCAGCTGTGCTTGTGTGATATACTCTAAATTCTCGTTGTCCCATATCTGTATTTTTTGATTAGTAGGCAAGTCATCTAATGCCTTATTTACCTTAATAAACTTGATTTTAGGGTTATTCTGCATAAGTTGTAACCACTCTCTTTCCCATATACCTGTAGGACTAGGCTCATAGTGTGCTGATGAGTAGTTTTTAGACCCTTTGTACATATTGTTGAATAGTTTTGTATCAGATATTAGGTCTTGCCCTATTAGGTATACTTCGTCAGGTTTCTCTACTTTACAAGCAATGTAACCACTAGTTGCACCTGCACAATAACCTGGGTCTTCAAATTCTTTCACTCTATCTGTTTCAGTTGTCCACGATACATATACGTGAGCGTTATCTACTTGCTTTTTGTATCGTTCATCATTCTCTTTTCTTATTGTGGCCTCGCCTTTGATTGTATGAGCATTCATAACAAAATAATTACCTGAAGCACCATTTGTAATTAAACTATCTGCCTTATCTTTGTCTTGTGTATGTAGCATACCTTGTAACATTGTATCGTACATAAAGTTAGGCACTTTAGTCCATTCTCTAAAATAGCAATCTGTAGTTTGAGCAACACCCTTGTGATATATTTCGTGTGTCATTGTAGCATCTACGGCTATCAATGCGTCAGCAACACCAGGGTTATCTCTATAGAAAGCATTACAAGCATATATCTTGCCATATGGTTTCAATGCTGTAAGGTCAAAATCTTTACGACTCTCTCCATTACCAATTAAAAATACTCTCTTTGTCATAACTATACCTGCTCTTGGCCATCTTTCTTCAGCAGTAGGAAATCTTTCCATTCTTTCTGCCTTTGCTCTTAAAGATTCTTTCATCCCAATATCAAGTATCTCTTGTTCCTTTTTTACTTCTTCTAAAAAATCTTTAGCCATAATAATAATTCATTAATCCTATACACAATAAGGTAACTAATATAGCATTCAAAAATAATAATGCTCTATCGTGCCATAAGTATCCTACCCAGGCCCAACCTGCTGTACCAAACAACCCTAACCACATATCATACTGTGGCATTGTGCCTACACTTCTGGCCATAGTTGCAAATAATATAAGAAAAACTGATATCCATTTTATATACCAAGATAGGTCACCTCTTGGTGTAATCTTTTTTACTACTCTACTGCTGTTTAGTTTAGCAATCTTCTCATCTAGTTTTTCTTCAATAGGTTTAATCGTCATCTCTTTTGTCTTTTATGTGTTTATAATCTAAATAACCTGAGCACCATTCATAGAAGGCACGATTTGTATCAGGCCAACATTCTGCAAAGGCTTTGTCTTTTCTGTGTTCTTTGTATTCTTTTCTAACTTCCTTTTCTGTTAATTTACTCATACAAATATCTCTTTCATAATAAATTTGCATTTTGTTAAATTGAAATTAACAAATGGTTTTAGTTTCTTAATTTTAAATGATTTTTCAGGCCAAATAACATTCTCATCTATATCTTTATCCCATTTCTTAATGAAAGATAAAACTTTGTCTAGTATGATTAACGTTTGGACTGATATTTTTTCTGATAGAAATAGTCGTAGCAGTTTTGGATGCTGACCATTAACAACGTGAAACAAATCATCAAACCGAATCCCACCATCATTAATAGTATTGCTAAGAAGTACACAATCGCCTCTAAAATTGTATGTAAATGATTGATTATACTTCGTCCACTTATTGTAAATCGTTTCTCCATCTGCTCTAACTAGGTTCCCTATCCACGTTTTTGAATTGTGAAAGAAATTGCTAACAAAATAATCTAACATTTCTTCCTTATTGTATTTAGTCGTAAGTTTATGAAAGAAAAATCTATCATTTCTTTTAAGAAAGGTATTAAATGATGAATTGACTTTGGCATTGTGCTTGTAAAAATCGTAAGTATCAGATGTAAAATGTAATTTGATTGCCAAGTATAATGTGTATGATTCATAACTGTTCATATAGGTAAGATTGCTGTACTTGATTTCTCAACCAAGTTTAGTTTTTCTGCCTCTTCTTTTATCTTCTCTTTCAATGCTTTATTAATTAATGGACCAACAGACGCTGTATCAATATCGTTTTCTTTACAATATTCTAACACAGCATCCATATAAGACATTCTTTTGTCTTTTACAATACCTTCTATAATTAGAGCAAACTTCTTACTATTCATTAGCATTATAATTCTGTTCTAACAATGTGTTTTCTTAATGCTCGTACTAACTCCTCAATCTTATCTACAATAGATATTAGACTAGGGTCTGTAATAAACTTTTGATGTTCTTTTAACTTGTCGTATTCTTTGATTGATATTTGCACCATTGGTGA